GGCAACGTGTTGCGTAAGAACCGTCTGCGTGGATCCAGTAAGGGAACCAACCTCAACAGCGTTCTCACGCCGTGGGTGCCAGAAGGGGAAACCCAGTCCTTCCCGTCAGTCTCCCCAATGGGGAAGGACGGTGGGGCATTTGATGCCAGCGGACGCCCGATCTCTGGCGGCATCCTAGACTCGCGCGACAACAGCCAGCGCTGGGCTCCTGGAGATGGAGAGACTCGCGATCAGATTGACAAGTATTTCCCTGACCCTACGGCCACACAAACATTTCTGGAACGTATGAAGTTGCTGTACGGCGCCGCAACGGCTCCTCAGAGCTTTGTTCAAGGACTGGTCGGGAAATCTCCAAATGTTGCCGGGCCTGGGATGATTGGCGGTCTCGTTGGGCCTCAGGCGGTCCCTGGTCCTGGGACAGTCAGCGGTCTCGCTGCTCCTCAGGTCATACCTGGTCCGCCACAGACTGTCACTGTGCCGTTCACGGCAAGCGCCAGCCAGTCTGGCCATGTCCAGGTTGATGTGAAGGTCACGCAGCAGCCGACCGTCACCATTCAAGGTGCCGGGGCCAACGTCGGAACAGGGACCCAGGGAGACAGCCCTTCGGGGAAAGCACAATGACCTACAAGCCCGGCGATCCCAACACTGAGATCGGCAACGCAAAGCCGTTCTGGGAGGAGGTGCCTGACGCCCCTCCTCCCAAATACATACCCCCGGAACCTGAATTGCAGAAGCCGTTCTGGGATGAAAAGCCCAAGCCACCGCGTAAGCCGGTGACGTTCGCAGCTTTGCTCTTCATCCTCATTGCAATCGGAGCTGCATCGCTATGGCTGTAATTCATTGGTTCATGGTCATCGTGACCTCAGTTTTCTTCTCCTGGCTTGTGAGCCTGGGCATCGCAGCAACGGAGCTACCAAATGGCGGAGCCAATCCTGGGCGTGGGGCCGTACCGGTTCAAGATTGTCGGCCTCAACTACCAGTCCCTGGACCGGAAGTTCGAGTACCGCTGGAAGCCCCAGGACCGGATCGGCCGTAGACCGGCCATGCAGTTCATGGGTCCGGGCATGGAGACCGTCTCACTCAAAGGCGTTCTTTACCCGCGTGATCCCAGACTGGGGTCCGGCTTCAAGCAGCTCGAGAGCATGCGCCGGGAAGCCATGATTGGCCTGCCGCGTGGCGTGGCCTCGTCGTTGGGTCGCTATTACGGTCTCTGGTGTATTACGGAGATAACTGACGTTCAGAGCTACTTTGACCCCAACGGCGAGCCGAGAAAGGTGGAATTCACCATCAATCTCGCGGCTTACGGTCCCGATGGCGGCGGCCTTGGCTTCGGTTTGTTCTAATTTTGTGCTTGCACAGTCTATACAAATTGTGTAGAAAAGCCGCAGGGAGTTGACATGGCCAAAGCCACCCTCGTCGCAAAGATGGACGACATGCTCGACTATCTGGTGTGGAAACACTACCGGAAGCAGTCGGGCTATGTCGAAGCCGTCCTGGACTCCCCCGAAAACTACCGCATTGCCAGCCAGCCAGAGAAGTTGCCGATTGGCACGAAAGTGGTGATGCCTGACGTCACCGTCGTCGATCCCCCGATCAAGCTCTGGGAGGACTGATGAAGCCAGCCTTCTCCGTCTCGGTGGGCGGCATCTCGATCACCGGCAACCTCATTGACCGCCTCCTGTCCCTGGAAGTCACCGACCAGGAAGGCTCCCAGTCCGACACCTGCCGTATTCTCGTCGACGACCGTGACGGTCTTCTCGGCGTCCCCAAAAGAGGCTCCGTCATCTCTGTGGCCATGGGCTACCGAGAGACGGGGCTTTCGTTTATGGGGCTCTTCACTGTCGATAACGTCACCCTCAACGGGTGGCCGCAGCAGATGGAGATCACCGGCAAGGCGATGGACTTCATCAAGGTGATGAAGGAACAGCGCTCCAAGCACTACGAGAAGAAGACTCTGGGTCAGATCTGCGGTGAGATTGCCGGACGCCACGGCCTCGCCAATGGCTGCATCGGAACCATGGCCAGCCTCAAATACGACTCCCTGGGCCAGACCGAAGCCAGCGACGCCCACTTCTTACAGTCCTTGGCCGACAAGCACGACGGCGTCTTCGCCGTCAAGAACGGCCAGCTGGTCCTGAAGAAGAAGGCCGAGAACATCCAAGGCTTCGCCATTGTAACGCGGCCTGGGAACGTCATGGACTACCAGTTCTCGTTCCAGGATCGCAACGCCCACGCAGGCGGTGAAGCTGACTGGTGGGACCGCAAGGAGGCCAAGCGCCAGCGTGAAAAGCGCTACGGAAAACCCGGAGCCGGACGCACATCAAGCCCGGCCAAATCTCGTGTGCCCACTCTGGAGACAAACGGTAAACTGATCGCTGAAGACATTGCGCAGAGCCGGATCAACGCCCTCAACCGGGCCGAGAAGAAGCTCTCCATGACCGTCGTCGGCTCCCAACATCTCCGGGCGGAAATGATCCTCATTGTGGCTGGGGTGCGTGCCGTCGTCGACGGCGCCTATCGCATCAAGAGCGTGGTCCATTCGCTGACCGGCGATGGCAACAAAACGAATATCGAAGCGGAGGGACTCGCTTGATTGAGCTCCTCAAAAGACTGTTTGGAATTGTCGGAGCCGATACCGTGATCGACGCCGCAGCTGATGAAGCCGACAAAGTGGCCCCGCAGATGGGGCGCAAGATCCTCGTCACCATTGTCGCCGCCTCAATTGGCGCCCTGACCACCTGGGCGCTTGCCATCGATGGCCGCGTCTACGCCCTGCAAGAGGCGGTGCTGCTCAAGCAGACCATCATCGACGCCAAGCAGCAGGTTGATGACAACAAAGAGAACATCGACCGCCTCGAGAAGCGCCTCGAAGAGAAGGCGAACTTCTACAACGAGCGCCTGCGGGCGCTCGAGAAGCAGGTCGACAAGCACCTGGAGACTCATAAATGAGCGAGCCCGCATGGCTCCAGCTCGCTCGCAAAGAGCTGGGCGTCAAAGAGATCGTCGGGGAAAAGGACAACCCGGTTGTGGTTGCCTACTTCCGCGATGCCAAACATTCCGAAGTCAATGACGATGAGACGCCCTGGTGTGCCGCCTTTGTCGGCGCCATCCTGGAGCGGTCTGGCATTGTCTCGACCCGCAAGCTGAATGCCCGCTCCTATCTCGAGTGGGGCACCAACGTCGACAAGGCCCCCAAGCCCGGCGACGTCGTCATCTTCAAGCGCGGCAAGTCCTCCTGGGAAGGCCATGTCGCCTTCTTCCTCGAAGAGAAGGATGGCCGCGTCTACCACATCGGCGGCAACCAGACCAACGCCGTCACCATCGGATCCACCGCCAAGAGCCAATGGCTTGGCTATCGCCGTCCCAAGACGGTGACGGCAGCAGCGGTTGAGAAGATGGATGAGGCGATGGTTAAAGCCCTCGACATCCTCCAGATCCCGAAGAGCGCCATCACCCTGTCCGAGTTTGCGCTCTTCACCGGCCAGAAACTGACCGATGAGAACCGAGTCCTGATCCGCGGCAACCGCGATGCCATAACCCCGCAGCTCTTCCGCCAGATCGTGGCGAAGAACTACTGGGCACAGATCTCGGGCCCCAAACTCCCCTTCGAGCACGGCGTCTTTGCATTGGACGCTGCGCTTGCGCACGGGTCCCACAAAACCCGGCTCATGTTGCAAAAGGCAGTCGGAGCCAAGGCCGATGGCATTATCGGCCCAAAAACACTCGCGGCGCTCAAGGCAATGAAGCCTGCCGCGTTCATCGACGCCCTGACGGTCGAGCGGGAAGCTCTGCTCAAGTCCACCGACGACTGGGACCTCAAGGCCACCGATTGGCGCAAGTCCATGGCCGATTTGAAGGCCAGGCTGCTCCCACCGCCTCCCACGCTGCCTGCCCGACCCACCATCCGTTACGTCACGGAAGGACAGTCCACACCCACCATCACGGAGAAGAAAATGTCTGACACGCCTGCCCCGGTTGCTCCGGAGCCCGCCTACAAGCCTTGGTCTCAGTCGCTCACGATCTGGGGCACCATCGTTACGTTCGCATCCACCGTTCTCCCCGCCCTTGCCCAGATGATGGGCTGGGACATCAGCGCTGGCGACGTCCAGTCCGTTGGTACGGGCGTCACCACGGCCATCCAGGCCATCGGCGGCGTGATCGGCACGGTCATGGCCATCATCGGCCGCACGAAGGCAACCGCTCCGGTGAAGTTCCTCTAAGCGAGGAGTTTGCATGAAGCATCGCGGGAAGGCGGCTCCAATCCGGAGCCGCCAATACCGAAGAGAACTCAAGTCTGAGGGGGACAAGAGTGTTCGAGACAGCTGCACTGCCGAGTTTGCATCCGAGCCTGGAGGATCTGTTCCTCCGGAGAAAGCAGGAGTTCGCGCGAAAAGACGCCGCAATGGCAGCGCGAAAGCTCGTGCCAGTAAAGGTTA